GAACCAAGCGCCGAAGACCGAGGCCATTGCCGCGATCACCGGCTGGCCCGTCGTGGCGGCAGACCGCAACGCCGCCTGGGAACAGATCAACGCTGCCAAGTAATCGACGATGACCTACGCCACCCAACAGGACATGATCGACCGCTTCGGTGAGCAGGAGCTGATCGAGCTGACGGATCGCGACCAGTTGGGAGTGATCGATGCGACGGTGATGGCGAAGGCATTGGCTGATGCCGATGCGGAGATCAATGCCTACCTGGTGGCGCGATACACACTGCCGCTGGCCGGCACGCCGCCTATCCTGACCAAGTTTGCCGCCGATGTGGCGCGTTACCAGCTGTACGACACCAAGGCGACCGAGCAGGTGAAGGCGCGCTACGACGATGCGGTGAAGTTCTTCAAGATGTTGTCCAGCGGCGCAGTGTCGCTGGGGCTTGACCCCGCCAGCGAGCCGGTGGCTGCGACGGGCAGCGTGAAATTCTCGGCACCGACGCGCGTGTTTAACGACGACTCGCTGGGCGGCTACTGATGCTGCTCTCTCCCGTTGTCGCCGCGCTCAAGCTGATCGTCACCCCGGGCGGCGCGCAGGAATTCCGCAAGGTGGCCACGGCGGCGAATTTCGCGGCGGCGCGCGAAGACCTGAAACAGCCGCCCGCTGTATATGTGTTGCCGATGAACGATGCGGCCGGGCAGAACAGCCTGGGCGGCGGCGCGATCATCCAGCCGGTGATCGAGCGCTTCGGCGTGGTGCTGGCGGTGAGCAATCTGCGCGACGCCTCCGGCGTGGCGGCTCAGGTCGAGTTCGAGCGGCTGCGCCGCCTGGTGATCGACCAACTGCTGGGCTTTGTGCCCGGCGATGGCTACGAGCCGTGCGAGTACGTCGGCGGGTCGCTGCTGGCGCTGGATGCATCGGTGCTGTGGTGGCAATTGGTCTTCAGGACCGGATACATGGAAAGGAACTACTGATGAGCGACTACCAGGACGAACATGCGGGCCGTGGCGGGTCTTACGTGATCGGTGCAGACGGCAAGCGCGTGCTGCAGCAACGCACCGGCCACGTCGTGCCGGATGCGCAACAGGCCCGGCCGGTCGTACCGGCCAAGACAACCAATTCCAAAGTGAAGGGAGCAAGCAATGCCTAGTCCGACCAATATCCGTTTCTGGAAGAAAAAGGCCGTCCTGTTCGGGATGGAGGCGGCATATGGCGTAGACCCCGTCCTGGCCGGCACTGACTGGTTCGAGGCGCGCAACGTCTCGCTGACGCCGTTCGACGTGGAAAGCCTGGATCGCAATATCGCGCAGCCCTGGATGGGCAACAGCGGGAAGCTGATTGTGGCCATGCGCCAGAAGTTGTCCTTCGACGTGGCGCTGGCCGGGTCCGGATCGCTGGGGGTGGCACCGAAGATCGGCAAGCTGCTGCGCGCCATCGGTTTCGCCGAGACAGTCACCGTTGCCACCAAAGTGGAATACACGCTGATCGACTCGGCGTTCGAGTCGGCGGCGTTCTACATCAACGTGGACGGTGTGTTGCACAAGGGGATGGGTCTGCGCGGCACCGGGCAGGCCGTGCTTGATGCCAAAGGCATCCCGGTCCTGCGCGTCGAATTAACGGCGCTCTACACGGCAAAGGTGGACGCCGCACCCGCGGTCGGCGATCGCACCGGCTGGCCGATGGAGGAGGCGGTCAATTCTGCGAACACGCAAGTGTGCAAGGTCAACGCCGTCGACAGCTTCTATTCGAAGTTCGGGTTTAGCTTGGGCAACCAGGTGTCGCACGACATCTACGGCGGCGGCTACCAGCAGATCAAGATCGGCGACCGCCAGCCGGCTGCCAACATCACCATGCTGGCGGAGCTGCTGGCCACCTTCGACCCATATGCGCTGGCAGTGGCCGGTACCAATATCGCGGTGCATGTGATTCACGGGTCCGCTGCCGGCAAGAAAGTTCAGGTGGATATGAAGGCGATCATCACCAACGTGAACGAGACGGACATCAACAGCAACGTCGGCTACGACCTGACCCTGTCTCCCGTGCCGGTCACCGGCAACGACGAGATCAAGCTGACTTTCATTTGAGGTAACCCATGAGCAATAAGAAAAACCATCCGCTGTTCGTGGTCGATGCGACCGATACGGTGAAGTGGCCGGTGATCGTGAACATCCCGGTGGACGGCGGCGAGTTTGCCCCGTTCCAGTTCACCGGCATTTTCAAGCGCAAGAGCGAGAGCGAGTACGAATCCATCCTGCAATCGACACTGGCCGAGATCGGTCCGGCAGATGAGGCGGCTGCAGAGGTGCTGGCCGGCAAGCGCCGCTCGGAGATTTTGGCGGACAACGCAGACCTGTTCTTGCAGTTGCTGGTGGGCTGGGAAGACGTGCGCAATGCCGCCGGCGGGCCGGTTGAATTCAGCGCGCAGGTATTGCTCGACCAGATCACCGGCGTGAACGGCGGCTATCTGTCGATCGGCTTGTGGGTGGCGATCCACGAGATCCGCAACGGGGCGCGCCTGGGAAACTGAAGGCGGCCGCCCGCCACTGGGCAGATCAGCGCCAGGGCGGCCGCGATGAACTGGCGGAAGACCTTGAGTTGCTCGGGTTGGCCGACCAGATCAAACCGGGTGGCGATCAGTCATTCTGCGTGTGGCCGGAGAACACCACCACGGTGAGCGCATTCGTGGCGCTGGACGGTCACTGGCAGCTGGGCAGATCGGCAGACGGCATGCAGCAGCTGCGGATGCCCCCGGAAAAAATCAAAGATACGTTGGAGCTGATGGGCGTTAAACGGCGGCAGTGGCCGGAGGTGTTTAACGATCTGTTGGTCATGGAAACGGAAGTACTGGATACTTTGTTCGGGGAGACTGAGTGAGCGAACTGACATTCGGAATGCGCCTCACCTACGACGGCAAGAGCGCCGGGGCAGGACTGGAAGAGACGCGCGCAAAACTGGACGGTCTGACAAACTCGTCCAGCAAGCTGGCCGCGCAGAACCGCATGCTGAGCCAGACTTACAAAACGCACAGTGCCGAGGTGCAGAACACCGAGGCAGGTGTGCGCAAGCTGCTCGACCGCTACGATCCGCTGGGCGCGAAACTGCGCCAACTCCAGAACGATTTCAAGCAACTGAATTCCGCCGCTGCGGGCGGCAAGATCTCCGGCCGCGACGACGCGCGCACGGATCTGGTGTATGCCAATCTGCAGAAGCAGATCTCGCTGGCCAGCGCGGCGACGAATGGTTATGCCACCGCCTCCACGAATGCGGCCCGCTCTGCCGGCCAGCTGCGCATGGCCAACCAACAACTGCCGATGCAGTTCCAGGATATCTGGGTGTCGATGGCTGCGGGTCAGAACCCGATGATGGTGCTTGCCCAGCAAGGGGCTCAACTTTCGGGGATGTACGGTGGCGTAGGTAAGGCAGCCAAGGCGATGGGTAATTACATCCTTGGATTGATCAATCCTTTCACTGTCACTGCCGCCGCTGTTGCAGGTAGCGCATATGCCCTGTACGACTATGCAACCAGCGTCAACAAAGCACGCATGGAGCTGATGCAGTTCAAGGACGATCTGGCGGTGATGGGTGACACGGCCATGCTGAAGCGTGTTCTGGACTTGCGCTCGGCCGTTAAGAAGGCTGAATTTGAGGCGGTTCAGGGCGGGTTTGGTTCCATAGGTAAAGCAGACGAAGCCAAAAAGCTGAACGAACAACTTGTGCTGGCTGAGGCGGCGTACGGAAAACTTCGTGATGCAGAGACTGCTCGCGGAGACGCTGGCGGTATAGCCTCAAAGCTGGCACTCGAATCTGAAACAGCCAAGCGCCGCGAGCTGGAATTCAATATCAACCTGCTGCAGGTTTACCACGATAAGCAGGTCGCCGGATCGACCAATGAAATCGACAGCCTGAGTAAGCTCGGCGAGCTGAAGAAGCGCCTCAAAGACATGGATAAACCAAAATCCGGCACTAAAGACGACCGCAATCAAACTGCCATCACTGGTTTGGAAACGGAGCTCTTCAAAAAACAGATGGAGGTTGCGGGCGTTTCTGCCGCCCAGATAAAAGTGTATGAGTTGGCCAAGAAAGGCGCGACAGACGCACAGATTGAAAGCGCACAAGCTGCTGCCGACGGCATCATCGTGCTGGATGCGGAAACCAAAGCCACTCAGGATCATGCCAAAGCCATCGAAGAGACCAACCGCATCCTGGCGAACATCGATCCGCTCTATAAGGCGAATGCCGAGTGGGCGAAGCTGGTGGATCTGCAGGCGCGCGGGCTGATCACCGACGAGCAGATGGGCGCGGCCTACGAGCAAGCGATGGCCGGCATGAAGAAGAAAACCGAAACCGCCGCCGACGGCATGTCCGAGGTGTGGAAGACCTACCGCGACAGCACGCAGCGGGTG